ATATGTACACCTATCTGAGTAACAACAGATGGTCACGTCGCGACACAGATCTTTTTATTGAGTCTAGTGTTGCGGCAGAACTTAGTGATACTGTCATGGAACTAGAAGGTTACATCAAGGGTGGTGATAAAGCACTCAAGGAAGCATACGGTCACATCCCTAAACCTAAGGCAAGGAAAGTCAAGGCATATTTGTACGGTATCCTTGAGGACGCATGGAAATACCATGCAGAACGCAAACCAGGTCGGAAACCTGGGTCAAAGAATAAGAAGAAACGTACTAAATAACTTTAAGTCCGCACATAGGAGAGAGCACCATGAGTGAAATGCATTTTCTGTTCATCGCTTTCTTCCTTACCATCGGAGCATTCCTCTTGGGTTTCATGGCATCATGGAATCTCAAGGGGACTTTTGATGAGTGGAAGGAACGTGCTGAGTATGCAGCGGTGGTGATGCACCCTGAAATGTATCAGGACGGTGAACCCGTCAACCCATCCGACCTTTTGTACTTGCATTTAGGTGACGAGGATGATATACTTGACGATGAAGATGACTGAGGTCTAATGATTCTCATTGATATGAATCAGGTTTGCATTAGCAACCTGATGGTTTCGACACTACATAACAATACAATTCAAGAAGATCTAGTTCGCCATATGGTATTGAACTCGCTGCGGTCTTATCGCAACAAGTTTGGTAAGGAGTATGGCGAACTTATTCTTTGCTATGATAGTAAGCATTACTGGCGTCGTAAGTATTTCCAATACTACAAGGCGACACGTAAGAAGGATCGAGAGAAGTCTAGTCATGATTGGCACATGATCTTTGAGGTCTTGAACAATATCAAGACAGAGATCAGAGAGAACATGCCATACAAAGTCATTGATGTTGATGGTGCAGAGGCAGATGATGTTATCGCTGTCCTCTGTAAGGACCAAGGATATAGAAACATCCGTTTGCAGAACAACATGCAACCACCACAGAAGGTATTGATCCTCAGTGGTGACAAAGACTTCATGCAGTTGCAGAAGTTCAGGTTCGTTCATCAATACAATCCTATCCAGAAGAAGTTTGTAGAGGCAGAAGATCCACATCAGTTTGTGGCAGAGCACATCCTCAAAGGTGATCGCTCTGATGGTATCCCTAACTTCCTGTCCTGTGATGACACATTCTCATCAGGCAAACGTCAACGTCCTCTGGGTAAAGCAAAGATTGCTGCATGGTCTCAGATGTCTCCAGAAGAATTCTGTACTGAGGAGACTGCAAAGAACTATGAACGCAATCGTATCCTTATTGACTTTGATTGTATCCCAGAAGAGGTTTCTTCTAGTATCATAAATACATTTGAAATTACTGAACCACCCCCGCGTGGTTCTATGTACAAGTATTTCATGTCCAAAGGTCTGTCAGACCTTTTAGATCATATTACGGAGTTTTAATGATGAAACTGATGATTCATGAGGTGTTGAAGAAGGCACACGGTGCAAAGACAAAGGCACAGAAGGTCAAGATCTTGCAAGAGAATAACTCTCAGGCATTGCGTACTCTATTCATCATCAATTTTGACGAGTCTGTAAAGACTCGCATCCCTGAAGGGGAGGTTCCTTACAAACCAAACGAGGCACCCCAGGGAACCGAACATAGTCTCCTTGAAAAAGAGGCAAAGAAGTTGTACTATTACGTGAAGGGTGGTGCGGATAACCTCCCACAACTTCGCATTGAAACTATGTACATTCAACTGCTTGAAGCATTGTACAAAGACGAAGCAGAAGTTCTCACTCACGTATTCAATCGTGACTTACACAAACACTATCGCATCACACACGCAGTGGTAAAAGAAGCATTCCCTGAGATCTCTTGGGGAGGACGGTCTTGAAGATAAAAATTATCCATGAAGACTGCCCAGCAGAACTGGCACAAGACACATCACTTCCTTACACAGCGTATCTTGTATCATATAATGTACAGGTTGGTGACCACTATCAAACGAAGTACGATGTCGTTACTGCTAACAAGCAAGTAGACATCTTTGATCACTACTATGATAAGCATGGCAAGAATTTTCTTGACATGAAACAATCAGAAGGTAGAATCAATCCTAAACTATGGAACCCAGGTGGTAAATCTAAAGTGACAACAAGCAAGAAATGAACAAAGACAATGTTTACTTTAACCCTCGCAAAGCAGCAGAGGGTGTTAAGCAGGAATTGCTTGACGAAATTGAGAAGAAACAAAAGCAAACAAGTGATTATGAAATGGGTCAGAAGGTTGTGGTGACTACGCTACAATTTTTCTTGGCACCTGTGGTCTTGATGTTCCTTTGGAACTGGATCATGCCTGGACTATTTGGTTTGGCAACTATTGGTTACCTCAAAGCATGGGGTCTTCACGTTATCTCTCGTATTCTTTTCTATCATAATGACTAAAGTATGTTTGATCTCTGTCACTCCTGATGCAGAGAAAACCATGGGGTACATCGCTCGTGTAAGCAACCCCAACAACCAGGAGAACCCAAAGGTTGACGGTCTCCTTAAGTATTGTATTAAGCATGGTCACTGGTCTGTATTTGAACAGGCAATGATGACGCTGGAAATCAATACTACGAGGGCAATTTCACCTCAAATTTTGAGGCACCGTTCGTTCACATATCAAGAGTTTTCCCAACGGTATGCTGATGCTGGTATGCTGGGTGACATTGCTGTCCCTGAACTGAGGTCGCAGGATCATAAGAACAGGCAGAACAGCATCGATGATGTTGATGCAATGACTAAGGTTAGGTTTGAAGCGAAGATCGAAGAGCATTTCTATCAAGCACAACACCTGTATCAAGAACTCCTTGAAGCAGGAATCGCAAAGGAGTGTGCTCGTGCCGTGCTTCCTTTGAACACGCCCACCAGACTTTACATGACAGGATCAGTAAGATCATGGATCCATTATATCACTCTGAGATCTGCTAACGGTACACAGAAGGAGCACATGGAGATTGCTAACCTTTGTAAGCAACACTTCATCTGTCAGTTCCCTATCGTTGCTAAAGCACTTGACTGGTGTCCAGATGATTGCGGTTGTCCTGAAGATTGGGATGACCTACAACCGTGCCTAAGGATTGATTAATGTCCCACAAGCACAAGAAGAAACATCCTATATACGAAGAGTTAAAACAAATTCGTAGCACTCTGGAGCAGATGCAATCTCTGCTCATGACTATTGCAGTTCACTACAACAATAAAGGAGTAGATTAATGCCTACTTACAGTGTAAAAAATCTCAAGACTGGAGAGAAAAAAGAATTCTCCATGACCATGAAGGAATACTGTGAATGGAAAGAAGCAAATCCTGATTGGGATAAGGACTGGCAGGCAGGTGTCGCAGGCACAACCTACGGCAAACCTAAACAGTCTGATGGATTCAAAGAAGTAATGTCTAAGATCCAGTCCAACCACCCTGGTGCCAACCTCTCTCGTTATACTTGATATGAGTCCTGTTAAAAGAGCAAACCGAAAAGTACAAACCCCTGCCTCTAAGAAGACACATTCTTATAGGAAGAAGGCAATCAATCTAGATCATCTGAAACAGATTGAACCTCTGACTCCTAACCAAGAGCAGGTTTTTGAATCCTATGCAGCAGGTAAGAACTTAGTTCTCCATGGTGCAGCAGGTACAGGTAAGACTTTCATTAGTTTGTATCTGGCACTGCAGGAAGTCCTTGCTGAGGACTCACCATACCAGAAGGTATACATGGTTCGTTCTCTGGTGCCTACCAGAGAGATTGGTTTCCTACCAGGAGATCATGAGGACAAGAGTAACCTGTATCAGATTCCATACAAGAACATGGTTAAGTACATGTTCCAAATGCCAGATGACAATGCGTTTGAAATGTTGTATGATAATCTCAGGGCACAGGAGACTATCTCTTTCTGGTCCACATCTTTTATCCGTGGTGTCACCATGGATGATTGTGTAATTATTGTTGATGAATTCTCTAACCTAAACTTCCACGAACTTGATTCTATTATCACTCGTGTTGGTGAGAACTGTAAGATCATTTTCTCTGGAGACTACACACAGTCAGACCTCGTTAAGAACAACGAGAAGAATGGTGTGTTAGACTTCATGAAGATCATGCAGACTATGCCATCAGTTGATGTCGTAGAGTTTGGTATCGATGACATCGTACGTTCAGGTTTCGTGAAAGAATACCTTATCTCTAAAATTAATCTTGGTTTCTAAATTATGAGTTTTACACACGTCGGTCCAGCGACGGAAATTACGGAGTTGGAATCTCAAACACTGCCACATGGTAGGTTTTATAAACTACCTGACGGTGCTTGGGTACCGAGTGTTACCACCGTGGTTGGGCATCAGTCCAAGCAGGGTATCCTAGACTGGGAAAAACGTGTCGGGTTTACCGAGGCACAGAAGATTAGGAACGCAGCGTCATGGCGCGGCACAAAATACCATGGACTTGTTGAGTTCTATCTAAATAATGAACTGGAGAAAATTGAAAAAAGCGAGGGTTTTCCCCTCTACCTTTTCAGGGCTAGTCGTACGACTCTTGATCGTATTGGTCCTATTCACTGTCTTGAAACCTCTCTTCACTCTGCTCGCCTTGGTATCGCTGGGCGCGTTGATTGCATTGCTGAGTTTGATGGCGAGCTTGCTGTAATTGACTTCAAGACTACAAAGACTTTGAAGAAAGTTGAGTGGTTGGAGAAGTTCTTTGTGCAGGAAGCAGCGTACGCTTACATGTACTATGAATTGACAGGTGTTGAGGTTGATAAACTGGTGACACTATCTGTCGCTGAAGATGGACAGATTCAGGTCGAACAACGTTACGACAAAATCCCATACATGAATAAACTCATTGACTGGATCGAGGAGTACCGCTATTATGTACAAGGGATGAACAAATGAAAGAGATCGAAGAAAAGTTTATGACACAAGCAAAATTCTCAGCACTGGTTGAGAAAGTAGTCAAGGAATCTAATGGTCTCGTCAATTACATCGAGGCAGTCACATCTATCTGTGATGAGTTTGAGATTGAGGTTGAGACTGCCAGTAAACTAATTTCTAAACCACTTAAGGATAAAATCAAGTATAATGCTCAGCAGTTGAATTACATCAAGCGCACGAGCAGGGGAGTGTTACCACTATGACAGACTTTTTTGACTCAGAAGTAGTTCGTACAGAACTCGAAGATATTCAAACCACTTACACAGAACTCCTGAAGATGAGTAATAAACTTCAGGAGTTTTCTCCACAACAGAGGTTGGATCACATCAACAAGACGTTGGAGTTGATCGCTAAACAGAAAGTGTTTTATGCACGTCTGGCACTAGCAGCACACCATGTGCAGGAGGAAGATCAGGATGGTACGGTGCGTGACATGAAGGATCGCATCGACTCCATCTCTCAGGTATATTCTGGTGGCATGGACCTTACTGTGGTCCTAGACCAGATGGAAACCAAACTCAAAGAATGGAAGGTGGAAATCCTCAATGAGGGGGGTTGACACAACCTATATAATATGCCATCATAATACGGTGGCAAACACACCACAATACAAATACGGAGAATACGATTATGTCATTCGCATCACTTAAGAAGTCCAGCGGTTCGTCTTTCGCTTCCCTTAGCACTGCTATTGAGAAGATGAACAAACCCAGTGGATCTAAGGTTGACGAACGCCTCTGGAAACCAGAGGTTGACAAGAGCGGTAACGGTTATGCTGTTATCCGATTCCTGCCCGAGACGGATGGCGATCTGCCATGGGCACAGGTCTGGAGTCATGCATTCCAGGGACCTGGTGGTTGGTACATCGAGAACTCTTTGACTACTCTTGGTCAGAAGGATCCCGTTGGAGAACTCAACCGTCAACTATGGAACAGCGGCATTGATGCTGACAAGGAGGTTGCACGTAAGCAAAAGCGTAAACTGTCCTACTACAGCAACATCTATGTTGTTCGCGATCCTCTTCACCCTGAAAACGAAGGCAAAGTCTTCCTCTACAAGTATGGTAAGAAGATCCACGACAAGATCGTCGCTGCTGCACAACCACAATTTGAAGATGAGACCCCCATCAACCCCTTCGATTTCTGGAAGGGTGCTGACTTCAAACTGAAGATCACAAAGGTTGCTGGGTTCTGGAACTATGATAAGTCTGAGTTTGATCGTCCTGGTACCCTCGGTGGGTTCAGTGACGCTGAATTGGAAGGCATTTATAATAAGGAATACTCTCTCAAGGAGTTCACTGACCCCTCCAACTTCAAGTCCTACGAAGAACTTGAGACTCGCCTCAGCATGGTGTTGAACAAGCGTTCTACTCCTCGTGTTGATGAGTCATTGGAAGATGAGTCTGAAGGACGTGGTTCTTTCAACTCTCCTGACATCACACCCAGTGCACAAAGTGTCACAGGGTCGGTTCCAAGTGGGTTTGGTGATCGTGTAGAATCAGTACAACAGAGTTCAGATGAACCTGACCTCTCCTACTTTGAAGATCTAGCTGCCGAACTGTAATGAAACTCCTCGCTCTGCCCATCCTCCTTGCCACTACGGCAACTCCCGCAAGTGCTCTGACTTGGGCAGAGTTCTGGGAACCTTTCCAGGATGATCACCATCATCATGTACATGTAGAAAGGTCGTACTATCATGTCCCTAGACGTAGACATTGCTTTGACTACGTTCAACATGAAGAGTACATCCCAGGCGATTACAGTCGCAGCGGTAGGTACAGACCAGGTTGGGTTCGTAGATGGACGGAGCGTGTACCAGTAAGGTGCAAGCATCACCATCATCACTAGACCCATATATTATTTGACTTTCAGTTTCAAATATCGGCGGAAAAAAATTCGGGGTATTTTTTCGCCTCCAGGGTTTTTCAACAATTTATCATGACACACTATAAACCTTATTCACCAGAATGGCACAGATACCGCAATCTTAAGGAATCGATCGAATCGTACCTTAACGAGTATGTGGCATCTGATGTCATCTGTGCTGACATTCTTGATATTCTCGAAGATCGTCGTGCAACTGCAGAGGGTGAAGTCAGTCGTATGACTGATATGATTGATCAGTTATCTAAATAGTCCTGACTAAGAAGGTTTTTATGCTTTCAACTCAGTATCGACTCCGACTGGAGTCTATTTGCAGGTGTATTGCAAACTCAGAGACGGTCCCTATTGAGGACATGATTTGGGCAGAAAAACTTGCCAAAGCACATACCACCGCTCGCGATTGGTTAAAGCAGGCAAGAAGACAGGCATCACAAAACATCCAGGAGGGATCCATGGATGATTTTATGAATAAGATGGGAATTGGTGACCCCGACCCATCTAATCATAAAACGGGGTTTGAGGGTGCAGATGAAATAGTGGATTGGTTCCAAAGAGACAAACCAGACGATTGGAGGCAACGTGATTGACGGCGCAGCGGTAATTTACAGCAACGGCAGTCAAGAATGTGATAGAATCGCCTCACTCCTTAAACATCTAGGAAGTGAGTTTTTGGAATATAGACTAAACCAGCATTTTACGCAAAGAGCGTTTGAAGCAGAATTTGGTTCCGAAGCAACGTATCCTCAGGTTACGTTGGGATCTCGTCACATTGGCAATTTGAAAGAAACACTACAATACTGCAGTGATAAAGGTTATTTCTTATGACTAAAAAGCAATTCGTGAACAGTAAAGGCGACACATGGGAATGGGATGATAATCCCGATCTAGAAGCATTCAGGGAAAGACATGACTACTCCAAATTGGCAACACCACTCAAACAAAAACCCCAAAAGAAAACTTAAACCTCAAGCACTTCGTAGTGCCAAGGCAAGAAGAAAAGCACTCCTCAGGAAACTGAAGAGTGCTTCTTTTTTTAATATCCTCCGCCTCCGCCAGAACTACCGCTAGAACCACTAGATCCAGAACTACCGCTGCTACTGCTACTGGAACTACTAGAAGAACTGCTACTGGAACTGCTCTCGCTGCTACTACTGCTGGTAGACGACGTATCCGTTGTTCCAGCATATACGCCAGAATCGGTAACTGTGCCTGATGCGTCCTGTTGCTGAGCAACCGTAAATGCTACCTGAGAAGATACGGTGCTTGTTGCAAATTGTCTATCACCATAATCTGCCTCTGACGCCTTCTTCGTAACTGCCGTACGACCAATATCGCTAGAATAGACAGTTTTGTCAGTTAGGTAGGATTCGTCGATAACACTAAATGTCTTTTTAAGGTCATCTTCGTCAACTTCGTCATTTGGTAGATATTCGACCAAATCAGTAAATTCAGAAATAAAGTTAGCAAGATATGCTGGTTTCAAAAGGTAGATATTACGTTTATAGTCATTTTCTGCCAATTCGTAGTCATAATTAGAAACAGGTTTTACCTTATCATAGTAAACTCTACCCTCTGAGTCTGTATATTGAAAATTTGCATTTACTTGAATACCAGCATCAAGAAGTAGATCTCCCTGAGGACTTCTAATCTCTACAGTTTCATAATGATGAATAACAGCAGGATTTTGTTTATATTTTCTCTCCACATAATCCATCAACTCAGATTCACTCATTGGCCACTCATCATAAATGTTGATGACGTTATTGGCGAGCAAAATAACCCAATCTAGTTTAGGATCACCATATGCTTTTTCAGCGACGTTATCAGGTCTCTCATTACCCTGTACAGAGTATTGTTGGAAACCAAGAAGAGCACCGCTCAAATCATCTCTGATTTTAATACGACGAAATAAGTTCTTCGCCTGAACATAGGGATCTACTCCCTGTTTGCGAATACTATCCAAACGCACATATACGTTTGGCAGATAAGAAAAATAATTACTCATTGATCAGTAAGCATATCTCTGGTGAGGAAGGCGGTTTCGTCGAACTGAAGAGTTAGATCGTACGCCGAAGGACCATAATCATAGTCATCATTGTCACCTGTAGCACCGTTTCTGAGTGTGTTCAGTTGACCGTCAGGAGTCATATTGACTGACATGTTAGTCAGTACAGTTTTAGTGGGGAATTTCATCATGAAGGACAACGTTTCTGGTTTGTCCATCTTGTCAGAAACCTCATTACCATTGTTTTTGTACCTTACGATACTCAGTTGGAAGAAGTCTGGGATCGTGAGCCATCTATCACCTCTTCCAGCTCCGCTATCAATAGAAGTAAATAAATCACCCTGACCTCCAGAAGAACCGTTCTTCCCAGGTAGCATGGATACACGGAGTGTTTGTATAATCTTTGTAATCGCAATAACATCTTCGGGACTCCTCGGCGCAAGTCTAAACGTAAAGTTATGCTTCCTATAGTCCGTACCTTGGAATGTTGTCTCTTCGTACGGGTTTAGAATTGCTTTTGCTGAGAGAGCAGTGATGTCATTGAATGACAAGTTAGTTTGCCCTAAGTTAGCGAGGTTTGCACCTGATGCGGCAACCTGACCAGCAAGTTGCGACTTGAGTTGTTCAGCTGCAGATGATATAGTATTCCCAATATCACTTGTACCATCCTTAATACCTTTCATTACTGCTTGACCACCACCGCCAACGGCGACCTGGTTGTATCGAGTAGTATATGTTTCGGTTAGACCTGCAGGAAGGTACAAATATATTGTTTCTTTCGCTCTACCAGAGGACGTGCGCCCTGGTCCACCACCCCCTATATAACTGTAAGGGTTGTTAGACTTGGAGTCATAAATATCAATTTTAAGGTAATCCATCGCTTGCGTTGGAAACGCCATATCGTCTCCTACCGCTTCGCGACTACCATTTGATGTTGTTCCTACTGGTTTTACCCTGGGAAATACTAATGCCATGAGTTATACTGGAAAATACAGACCATCGCATCCACAAAAATATAAAGGTGATCCCACAAATATTATTTATAGGAGTTTGTGGGAAAGAAAGTTCATGGTCTGGTGTGATAAAAACGAAAATGTATTGGAGTGGGGCAGTGAAGAAATCATTATTCCATATGTATCTCCTGTTGACCGTAGGATTCATCGCTATTTTCCAGACTTTTACGTTCGAGTCAGAACAAGGACTGGAAGGGTTGAGAAGTTCATTATCGAAGTTAAACCCAAAAAGCAAACTGCTCCGCCGAAAAGACAAAAGAGGGTCACGAAGAAATACTTGTCAGAAGTGAAAACTTATGCAGTGAATGAAGCGAAGTGGAAAGCAGCAGAAGAATACTGTGCTGACCGTCGCATGCAATTTATGATACTCACCGAAAAAGAACTAAAGGTATGAGCGTATACACAGACGTTATCGCCCGTCAGGGAGACACACGTAAAAGCAAACCATGGTTTAGGGATAATGTAAGAGCACTCCTGGAACCTCTGGATGGCATGCCTGCATTTGGTGATGTCGTGTTCTATTCATATCAAGCAGAATACGCCGATAAACTAAAATTCTGGGATAAGTACCCGATGACACTTATCACAGACGTTGATGTAAGTCAGAATAGATTTGAAGGTGGTAATCTACACTATTTAAGACCTACAAATAGGGTTGCAGTAGGTAAATCTATCAAAGCGGGTGCTATTTCATATCCTCGCCGCTGCCATCATAAATACTTAATATCTAATGCTAGTGGATTCTATAAGGTCCCTAGGGAAGAATTAGAAGATATTGGCAAACTGCCACTAGAGCAGTTCGTTAGCACTGTTATGGGTCGAAGTATCGACATACCCAGTTCATTTGTTTGGAGTCGTTTATAGTGGCATTTACCACACCTAATTCATTTACTGAATTTATGCAGTGGGTACGCACAGGTGGTGCGGAACCTGCTCGTTCTAATCTATATTCAGTTTTCTGCGGATTTCCTGCTATTATCAGAGATCGTCCTAGCTATGATTTCCGTAAGTGGTATGAATACGTCAACTTTGCTGCTGATGATGTAACTGTACCCAGCAGACAGGTAACCACTGGTGAAGTTAGGGATCATGGTATCTCTAGAAAATATGCAACTGGACAAGTTAACTCACCCATCACGATCTCATTTTTAATCACAAAAGATCTCTGGTTGAGACAGATCTTTGAGCAGTGGATGCTAGAAACAGCAGGTGATCAGGAGAACCGTGTTGGTTTCTATGATCAATACACTACTAATATTCTTATTCAAAAGTGGGAATTGGGTAGTAACGTTGTATATCGAGACCAGTCAAAAGGTGGACCCACAGCAACGGCACCTACTACACGTTTGAACAGAGTTACAGGTGTGTGGCAACTACTAGGTGCATTCCCCACGAATATTAGTGTCATGCAACTAAACAATGAAAGCACGACCATTATGAAGATGGACGTTGAGTTTGCATATGAAAGGTATCGTTTTGACACTGTTCTAGAAAATCTAGGATGGGCAAACCAACCTGATAAGTTTATCGATAGATTTAGTGGTATATCTAAACTTCTTGGTATCGATGGTCTTGGTGGAGACTCAGAACAATCCGAAGTAAATGACTTTGGAATTTAACGTCTAAATAACTTTATGACATTGTGAATAATTATGCCATTACCGAAGTTAGCAATTCCTGAATACGAGTGCACGTTGCCCGTAACAGGACTGAAAGTTAAGTATCGTCCTTTCTTGGTAAAAGAAGAAAAACTTCTCTACCTCGCCATGGA